AGATCATAAGTACCATTCTGGCAGTTAATAAGATAGGGGTTTGCGTCAAATTCCTGAGCGGTAATGGGCATAACACTGGCTGCGTCCTTCATCAGACGATCTCTAAACCGGCGGTCACCCATCTTGACGATGAATTTCATATACTCTCTGCGGCGGTCTTCGTTACCAATCTCACCGCAGTAAAGAGCCATCAGGCGGCAGAACTCCTTGATCTTCTCAGCTACCAGCAGAGAGCCAATATCCTTACGCCATGCTCCCTCTGAGTAGGTGAACCAGCTTTTCGCTTCCGGGCAATAGCGGGTGTCATTCTGGTAACATTCCGAAAATAGCTCTGCCATGCCGGACTCGTCCCAAGAATACCCTGTACCGCTGGCCTGGTGGCTGCGTTCCGGCTGGGCTTCTTTAATGTAAAACATTTTCCTGGACTGTTCCTCGTCCATGATATATCGACCATTGGAAAGCTGAAAAAGCTCCTGATCTTCGGTGGTGGTCAACATTTCATCTGCCATTTCGTGAAATCCTCCTTACTGCTTTTGCGAGGGCGAGAACAGAACAAGCCCGAGCGTCTTCATCCCACCATGCACATTTTTCTTCTCTACACCAGCAAGACTCGGTGGTGTCGAACTGGTCAGAAATCAAAAACAGCGGGCAAAGCAACTTCTCATTCTCCATCGTTTACGCCCCCCCCCTCCTCGTAGAAAAAGGCATTTTTCAGAGCATTGTCCACATGGGTCATGATCTCAGCCGG